CTGATCTTCTCCGAGATCCAGTCCATCACTCTGCCCACAATGATTTGGATGGCTTCAAAAATCGTCTGAAACAGATAACCAAATGCCGTGATCAGCGGTTCTAAGGTGGTGTAAATGGCATTCCAAACGGTCGTAATGACGTTATGAATCGCCTGAAATACCGTAGAAACCACAGTGTAAATGGCATTGAAAATCGTGCTGAAAAAGTTGTAGATTCCTGTCCAAATGGTGGTGAAGAAATCCTGAATCGCTGTAAATACGGTCGTTGCCACCGTCTGAATGGCAGTGACAATGGTGGTGAAGGTGTTGGAAATGGACGTCCAGGTGTTGACGAAAAAGTCCCGGATTCCGGTAACGATTCCTGTGAAGAAGGAAGCGATGCTGTTCCATGTATCCACGAAAAATGTTTTGATGGAAGTCCAGACTTCGTTCCAGCTTGTTCCGAACCACCCCAGCACCACATCTGCAATACCTTTCAGGGTATTCATGATATTGCGGAACGTGTTGACAATGAAATTCCAAATAGACGTAAAAATCCCCTTGATGCCGTCCCAGCACTGCTCCCAGTCACCAGTAAACAGACCAATCAGAACATCCAGCAGCCCCAGAAGAACGCCAGTAAACTCTGAAAAGATGTTGGAGATGTTTTGAAAGACACCTTCAAAAATAGGAGCCAGCAGATTGCACAGTTCATCCCATGCTGCTTTCAGCACATCGGTGAAACTCTCAAAGTCGAATCCCAGAGCATTTAGCCGGTCAGTGATGCCCTGTGTCAATCCAGTAAAGGTGCTTTTGATTTGCTCCCAGATGGCGATGATATTGCTTTTGAATTCGTCATTGGTTTTCCAGAGATGCACAAAGGCAGCCACCAGAGCGGCAACAGCTGCGATAATGGCAAGCAGCGGACCTAATGACACACCCAACGCTCCGGTAATGGCTCCGATGCCACCTTGCACAGCCGAGAAAAGGGCAGGCAGTTTGAACACTGCGGAAAAGACCGTCCCCACACTGGAAATGGTCTTTCCAAGCACCACCAGCATCGGACCCAGAGCAGCAGCCACCAGTGCAATTTTTGCAATGGTTTCTTTGGTCTGCGGGTCTAATTGGTTCAGCTTGTCCACCAGTTCCTGAATACGGGAAACAATGGAGCGAATGGTAGGCATCAGGATGTCAGAAAAGGAAATCGCCAACTCTTCCAGCTGGGACTTCAAGATGGTTACTTGTCCGGCAAGGTTATCCTGCATGACCGCCGCCATTTTTTCGGTCGTACCATTGTAACCGTCTACTGTATCCGAACAGGTGTCAATGGCATTGGATAGTTTTTCAAAATCCGCCGGTGAACCGTTGATGATTGCCAGCATACCGGACATGGCCTCTTTGCCAAACAGCGAGGCAGCAGCCTGTGCCTGTTCTGCCTCGGACAATCCGCCCAATTTCTGTCGGAGTTGTTCCATGAGTTCCCGTAAAGAATACATCTTGCCGGAACTATCCGTCAGAGAAATGCCGTATTGTTCCATGGCAGATGCTACCGTGTCTGTCGGCTTTGCCAGATTGGTAATGGCGGAACGCAGTGCTGTACCAGCCTGTGAGGATTTGATACCGGCGTTCGCCATTAGTCCAATGGCAATGGCAGAGTCTTCAGCAGAGTATCCCAAAGAACCCAGCACCGGAGCGGCATACTTGAAAGTTTCACCCATCATGCTGACGTTGGTATTGGCATTGCTTGATGCGGCAGCCAGAATATCTGCAAAGTGTCCGCTGTCCGAGGCAGACAAACCGAAAGCGGTCAAAGCGTCTGTGACAATGTCCGAAGTAGATGCCAAGTCTTCCCCAGAAGCAGCAGCAAGATTCATGATGCCTTCGATACCGCTGAGCATATCGTTGGTTTTCCAGCCTGCCATCGCCATGTAGTTCATAGCATCTGCGGCTTCACTTGCAGAGAATTTTGTCTTGCTGCCCATTTCACGAGCTTTTTCCCGGAGAGCGTCCATCTCTGAACCAGTCGCACCGGACACCGCTGCCACCTTTGACATGGCGGCATCAAAGTCTGCACCAGTTTTTACAGCAATGGTTCCCAGAGCCGTGACACCAGCAGTGACGGGCAGCAGCTTTTGTCCCACACCGGAAATTTTGTCCCCGGCGGACTGCAGCGTTTCACCCAGAACACCCATCTTTTCCAAAGCGGTGTGAGAATTGTTTGCTTCTGTGGTCAGGCGTTTCAGTTCGTTTTCGGTTTCAATAATCTCACGCTGCAAAGCATCATACTGCTGCTGTGAGATTTCACCATTTGCAAGAGCCGTATTGGCCTGTTCTGCAGCAGTTTTCAGCACTTCTAGCTTTTCTTTGGTGGCAGACACCGCATCGGCGAGGAGCTTATGCTTCTGCGAGAGCAGTTCCGTGTTGGAAGGATCGAGTTTCAACAGTTTCTGGACATCTTTCAACTGTGTCTGCGTGCCCTTGATGTCCTTGTTGACACCTTCCAGTGCCTTGGACAGCTTGGTGGTATCACCGCCGATTTCTACGGTAATGCCTTTGATGCGGTTTGCCATGCGGTTTCACCTCCTCCGTAAGGGCATGAAAAAAGCACCTGCCGAAGCAAGTGCAAATCATATCATTTATTTCTATGATTGAATTTTTTCTTTTGTTTCTTTTACGAGTTGGCTTAAAGTGATTTTAGCAAGTTCATTTTCCATTGCCGTTTGTATATTATCCAGTTTGCTGTCCAGTACACGGTGAACATTTCTTCCTACCGGACAATTTGAATTTGGATTTTCATGAAAATGAAAAAGAGCTTCTTCTTTTTCAACTGCCTTGAATACATCAAGCATTGTGATTTCATCAGGAGATTTTGCCAATGACGCACCGCCAATCCCAGCTTTAATTTCAACAATTCCAGCCGATGAAAGTAATCCTAATATATTTCTGACAATGACAGGATTCACATTGATACTTCCGGCAAGAAAGTTTGAAGTAACCTTATAGTCATCTTTGAAAATCTCTATACATAATAAAATATGTGTTGCTATTGTTAATCGAGATGAAAATTGCATATTTGTTCCTCCATGTAATTTATACTTTTATTTTAGCACAATTTAGTTGTAATGTCAACTATTACAATAAAGTAAGTGAGAAATTGTGCAAATATACAAAATGCCGTTGTAACTATTGACATTACAACAAAAACGTGATAGAATTTTGCTGTAATCAAACGGGTTACAACAATTAAATTTTCGGAGGTAACGATAATGGATAATTTTACAAAGGTAAGTGTCGCACAGGATGCAAGAACAGAACTTCACGATAAGCTTTCTCTTACAGGTGCTGAAATCAGCGTGAACAACCTTCCGGCAGGTGCTGGTGTTCCGTTTGTTCATTCGCACAAAAAGAATGAAGAAATCTACATCATTCTTTCAGGCAAAGGTAAGGCTGTTATTGATGATGAAACTGTTGAATTAAATGCGGGAGATTTTATGAGAATTGCTCCGTCAGCAAAAAGACAGTTCTTTGCAGGGAACGATTCTGAAATCAGTTTTGTATGTATTCAAGTTAAGGAAAACTCTCTTGAAGGATACACCGCAGATGATGCTGTAATTGCTGAATAAAATCAAAACGCATCAAAATCCGCCTGCCCAGCAACCTCATGCCAGCCGTCATATTCGTCATTCTCCCGTTCGGTGAACATATCATTCACCAGACCAATGGTCAAAAAATCCAAATCGCCCATTGACAAACCAAGCTGAACGCACCGCAACAAAAATAGTGGTGTGGTCATCGGTCGGTCAATCGGGCGATGTTTTTTTTAGACTTGACCTGCGTTTCTACGTTCAAACCCCAGAGATCGATCAGCTGCGGCAGGATTTCATAAATGCTGAATGTGTTAAACTGCTCCAGCCACTCGTCCGGTGATGCCGGAATGGCTGCATCGGCGTGTTTTGCCATGATATAAGCGATGTTCTCAAATACCTCAAGGCTTTCAATGTCCAGTGCGGAAGATTTCTCTGTATTTTCCCCCACAGACTTTTGCAGTGCCGCAAAGTCCTGATAAATATCTCTGCGAAATTTCAGACGATACAGCCTTGGAACTGCTGCACTTGCCTTAAACGGCACATCAATGCCGTCAATGGTGATGTTCTTCTGAATTGCCATACTGCACTC